TTTTTATGTAGTATATATATACTACAAATGACTACAAAAAACGAGCAAAAAAGAGCAAAAAACGTTTTTCATTGTATATATTGTAACTTTACATCATGTAAAAAAAATAATTTTGAACGTCATATCATGACGTCAAAACATCAAATACTACAAAATACTACAATAAAAGAGCAAAAAGAGCAACATGACGATAAGAAGTTTGCTTGTGAATGTGGAAAATCATATAAACATCATTCCAGTCTTTACAATCATAAACATAAATGTAATTATAAAAGTAATACAGATTCAAATGCTAATAGTATTGAAAATAATGATATTAACAAGAAAGTTGATGATACAATGAATTATAAAAATTTATTTTTTGAATTAATTAATGAAAATAAAGAAATGAGAAGCATGTTAATGAATCAGCAAAAACAAATAACCGAAATTATTCCAAAAATAGGAAATAATAATGTAATTAATAACACAACAAATAATAAAAATAAATTTAATATTAATGTATTTTTGAATGAAAAATGTAAAGATGCGATTTCATTAGATGAATTCATTAATAAAATAGAAATATCTATGAGCGATCTAATTACTACAAAAGATAAAGGTATGATAACAGGAATAAGTAATATAATAATAGAAAATATGAGTAAACTATCATTATATGAAAGACCTTTACATTGTACAGATAAGAAACGAGAAACATTATATATAAAAAATGAAGAATGGCAAAAAGATGAAAATAAAGAACAATTAAATAAAGCATTAAAACAAATAGAATCAAAACAATTGAAAAATGTTAAAGTATGGTTAGATGAACACCCAAATTATATGAATTCTTCAAAACAACAAGAAGAGTTTGCTGAACTATTACGTGAATGTGGTAAATCAATAGAAGACAATAAGGAAAAAATAATTAAAAATATTTGTAATGAAGTATATGTTGATAAAGATTAATTTTAAATTTTTTCAATTGGAATATTATGTTGTTCACTAATTTTTTGACAATATTCATCATTATTATAATCGTTAATATAATATATTTTTTGAATTCCAGAAGCAACTAATAGCTTCATACAATTAAGGCAAGGATAATGACTTATATATGCAAATGCTTCATTACAAGAAGCCCCTCTTTTAGCACAATCACATAAAGCATTTTGTTCAGCATGAACAGTTGCCACTTCATGACCATTTCTAATAACTTGCTCATGAGGTGCTCCTGGTAAATATCCATTATAACCTTGAGAAATAATTCTATTATCTTTTACTAGAATACAACCAACGTGTAATTTTTTACAAGCTGAACGCGTGGCAGTTATTTCAACTAATTGTTTATAATAATCAGTCCAGGTTGGTCTATTTTCCATTAATAATTATTCGTAATAATTATTTTAAGTTATTATCATAATTATTATAATATAAATGGTAAAAAAAACAAAAATAAATTTGAATACAATAAACACACATATAAATTCTCTAATTGATAATTTAGATAATAAAAAAATTTATAAAAATATAGATTTAGTTTTAGATGGTGGTTTATTTAATGGAGGTTACCAAATAGGGTGTGTTTTATATCTAAAAACATTGGAAAAGAAAAAAATTATAAATATAGAAAGAATATCAGGTTGTAGTATAGGTTCATTTGTAGGGTTTTGTTATTTAACTAATAATATGCAAGAATGTATTAATAATTATGAACATTTATTAAAATGTTATAGAGAAAATAACAATTTTAAATTATTCAAAGAATTATTATATGATATAGTAGTTAAGAAAGATTATTCATTAGATATGATAAATAATAAATTATATATAACATATCATCAAGTAAAAAATACTAAAAAAGTAACAAAAAATATTTATACTAGTAAAGAGGATTTATATGAAAGCATAGTCAAATCGTGCTTTATACCTTATATGTTAAATAATGAATATTATTATAAAGAAAATTATTTAGACGGGGTTACTCCTTATATTTTTGAAAAGAGTGACAAAAAAATTATATTTATAAGATTATTATCTTTGGATAAATTATTTGAATGTTTTATAATTAAAAATGAAAATAATATAATAACTAGATTATTAAGTGGAATAGTAGATATAGACAATTTATTTCACAATAAAAAAACACAATTTTGTTCATATGTAGATAACTGGAAAATGAATGATTATATTATGATCAGATTAAGAAATATAATTTTTATAGTAGTAGTTTTTACTATCGAGTATATTATAAAATTTTATAATAATATACCGGAAAAAATAAGAAATTCATATATTATAGAAAATATTCACGCGATAATTAATTATATTTATAAAGATTTTTTAAAAAGTCATATTTTATAAACGTAATTTATATCCAAAGAATTTGCCTCTTTTATTTTTTGTTTTTTGTAGTTTTTTGCCTTTTTTGTGTGTTCTACGTTTATTATTTTTTGTAGTTTTTTGAACTTTTTTATCATTACTTTCTTTTTGAGAAGGAATATAACGTAAAAAGTATCTATCATATTCTTCTGTTCCTCTTTTACTTTTCAATTCTTGAAATCTTTCGGTTTTTTCAGCTCTTATAGATTCCATAGTTTCTTGTTTACCATAACAATTAATACTAAAACGTTTCAATAAACCTTTTTGTTCTAACCGATTTCTAGCTTGAACATTGAATAAATATTGCGCCATACAAAGTAATCTATTTTTATCATAATAAGGGCGATTACTGTAATAAAAAGCTAAATAAAAACTTAAAATTGTATCAATAGTTGCGACTTTAATACTTCTACCTTTAATTTTAATATTATTATAACTATGACAAGCTAACGGTTTATATATGAATGCGACGGTATCATTATCTACAATAATTTCATAATGAGGAGCTATTATTTCACCAAAACCAGATTTTTTAAGAATAGTTACATTATTAATTCCATTATCTTTTAATCGTTCTTTTGTAATTTGCGCTGAACGTGCTGGATCTTCAGATAATATATCAAAATCGGGATATTTTTTAAGAAAATTTTCTTCCTTTTTACCCATGTATTTTGAATATAATGATATAGCATAACTTCCAAAGAAAATAAGACCTTGATCTACAAAACTATTTCTTATAATATAATATAATTTATCACTATCTTCTTTGGTATCATTTTCAAATTTTCTAGAAAAATCTTTTGGATCACAATTATATCCTCTTAGTGGATAATGTTTATTTAATAATATTAATCTTTTAAGAACTTTTTCCCATCTTGAAACATCACCTTCTGGTCTTGAAAGTTCAAGATACATACTCATTCTTAAAAAATTAGGTGGAGCATACATAATTCCATTAACATGAATTGAATCCATAGAGATTGCCTTAAATAATTTATCTTCAAGAAATGTGATGTCAGCAACAGGAATAAAGTTAACATATACTTTATATGTTCCAGTATGTACACCTGCTTTTGCCTCAACTTCACTGTAACCTTTTGAATAATAAATATCAGCTAATTCTTTGGCGTGTTGTAAAGCATTTGGAGAGAAAAAATCATAATCAGGTATTTCTATATTTTTATTATAAAATTGGTCTTGTTGAGGAAGAATATTATTAATAGCTGTTCCACCATAACATATTAATTTTTTATTTTTAATAAAATCTTCAACAATTTTAATAATTGTTATAATTTCAGGAGAATTAGCAATTCTTTTACTGGCTCTTTCTTCAGCTCTATCAACAGCTTGTCTTAATATTTCTAATTCTTTTTCATTAAATCCTTCTTTTGTATATTTTTTCATTAATATATAGAGAGAAAATATACGAATTATATAGTAAATGAATAGAAATCACTTTTAATTGGACGAGGTTTGTATGAGTATTTTTCAGGAGGAGGGGATGGTTTATCAATAGTAACAGGAAGAAATCTAAGATTCTTGGGTTTTAATACAAAAGCGCTATTATTTTCACTGAAAAATAAATCGGCAAATTCTAAATTAGAATCATAATTTTGATAAGCCATAGCAATAAATTGACACCCAAACTTTTGACACATA